TGATAAAACTAAAGAATTATTAATATATAAACGCAAGTTAGAAAAAGGATCGGGACCCGCTATTTATGGCCTAGAAGTATGTAAATCATTAAGTCTAGGTGATGATTTTATATCATTAGCAAGGAACGTTCAGATGGAAATAAGTGATATAAATTCTACACTATTAAATGATAAACATAGTAATTATAATAGTGAATTAATGATGGATAAATGTCAAATATGTAAAGGTAAATCAGAACATACACATCATATTAAAGAACAAAATACAGCTGATAAGAATAATATTATAGATCATCATCATAAAAATATTAATCACAATTTAGTACAATTATGTGAATCATGTCATCATAAGGTTCATAATGAAAATTTAAGAATCTATGGTTATCATCAAACTGATCAAGGTATCGTGTTAAATTATGAATATATTGATATAAAAAATATAGTGAATTCTAAAAAGAAATTTAATAAAAAAGATTTACAAACAATCTTAAACTATAAAGATGATATTGATAATAAAACTCTTAAAAAGAGTAATTTAATAAAAAAACTTGAGTTAGAGCATCATATACAGATATCGGGGTCAACATTAAATAAAGTGCTAAGAGGTGAATATTAACATATATAATAAACGAGTGAAGAATAGATTAATACAAAAGCATAATTAATATCTAATGTATTCCAGTTCCATAAGTCTCGTTTATAAAATGGATTCATTAAAAATCCTAATAAAGAATATAAATTCATAGATATTTTACCTCTACTATCTGGTCTAAATAAGATTGAGCCAATAGAATATTCTGAATAAATTATAAATAAAATTGTTATAATCACTAAAAAATATACTATTTTCATTAATTTATTTTTCTATACTACTACTATAAAATGTTTTCTTGTAAAAATCTTATTGTTGTTGTAATAGCATTATATTTAATTCTTTATGTATTAAAAGATGAAACACAAAAGATGATAGTTGGTGGTAGTGCTATCTTATTTTTATTTATGGGCAACAGGCTATTAGAAGGTTTAGAAGACGGTGAATCGGATAATGGTTTTGAAGAAGAGAAATCTGTCGAGGGAGATAGTATTGTTGGTAATAATACTGTTTCCGGTGGAGGTGCGAAACCTGGTCCTCTCGGTAATCCTAAAATATTAAATATGGGTCCTTATGATGGAATCATATTAAAAACGGGTAATGAAGAATGCTGGATGAAATCTCCAGATGAAACCGCTTTAGTACCCAACGATGGTTTATATAGTTATTTATCTAGCCAGGGTCCGATAAAGATGAAATTATCTGATCAGTCAGCATTAAATGGCCCACCGGTAGATGGTGTTAAGGGTTCACCTGAAAAGATGTTTATGTGGGCTAATAATGTTACTAGTCCTCAATGCTGTCCATCTACTTTCTCTACAAGCACCGGTTGTGTTTGCACTACTAAAAATCAAAGAGATTTTGTTGCTGCCAGAGGTATGTTAGACGGAGGAGAAGCTTCAGATGAAGTTGAAGTTTAAATTTATTTAAATATATTTTTAAAAATATTCTTATAAAAAATGAAAAATAAGAATTGCCCCATATGTGAGAAGAATATGTTACACTTTGAAAGATATCCAAATATGATATGCCATGGATGTGTAGAACTAGCAGTAAATAAAAATGGTGAATCTATTAAATTTTATAATATAGATCATACTGGTGGATTTATGTCAATAGTTAATGATATTAAAGGTGAAGAGCACGAATGTTTTATTAATAATCGTAAATGTCGCGCAGATGAAGCGAGATTTGGGGGTATAGTTGTGGAATTATCTGAGTAACATACTATGAATCTTTTCATATGCTTCCCCGTGTTGTTTATCATATACATTTAGTCTATTTATTCTGTCTCTTTCCTGTTTCTGTTCTAAGAGTTGCCTTTGAGCATATAATCTTTGATCTTCTTGATTCATAGTATAAGATATATTACTACGTTGCGATTTAATACCACCTATACTATTCGCTCTACCTGAAGTATCAACACTATTAATATCAATTAAGGTTGAACCGTCGGTAAATGCTTGTTTATAATCAGTATAAGATAAATTATCTGAATTACCACTAAAATCTGTTATTTTACCTTGACCTAAAGTCATTATACTATCAGCATTTGACATAGATATTTTAACTTCAGGTTCTTGATATTTTACTAAAGCATTCTGAGGATTTCTCTGACTCATTTCTCGTTTATAATTTTCAAACGTAGCATTAAACATATCCTTATTAAATCCATTTTGAAATAATTTTTGCTGACCGCTTTCCAAAGCCGGATTATCATTCATCCAATTTCCATAACCATCATCATATACATCGGGTATTTTATTTTGTTCATAGATTTGATTAAAAACATCAATATCAAAATTTTCAGTCATATTTACATTTACCTTTGGTTGGTTCATTTGTTGAGTATAATAATCTCGTGCCGTATCTCTTAATTCATTATGATTATGATTATTTTCTCTTTCTTTGAGTTTCTTTTGTAAAAGAGTAAATGCTATCGATACTTGCTGAAATTCTTGAGGAGTTCCACCTCTATCAGGGTGTGCTTTCATTGCTTTTTTTAAATATGCTTTTTTTAGAGTTTTTTCATCATAGTTTTTACCGATTCCCAATATTTTATAAGGATCTAATTTAGGTTTTGCCGAAGGTAATTGGGGTAAAGATTGTTGATAACCTTGTTGATTTAAATAACTTTGTTGTTGATTCATATCACTTTGAAAAAACATATTTGCTGGCATTTGTTGTTGAGATTCTAAATTCATTTGATAAAGACTATTTATCTGTGATTGCTGTTGCATAATAAGATTTTGTTGTTGTTGAATATAAGAAGAATATAATTCTGCATATTGAGCATCTTTACTCGGAGTTTGACCCATTTATTAAATAGATAAACTATTAAAATATAAATTTAAACTTATAAATAATTTATGTAAACCACCTTGCTACTGTACTAGTCATAGATTCACCAAATACCGCAGAAAATATTTCATGAGTAGTACTAGGTTCACAATCATTATACTCTCTATGATTACTACCCCAAGATTGTTCAAAATAATTCTTTTGTGAACTTCTGTTTCCCCCAAATCTATTATTTTCCTTTAGTTCTATATTACCCGCTCTATCACAATAGTTAATATTTATTTTACATATACGATTATCATGATCAACTACTTCATCGTGAGGACCAGGATCCCTTTTATAAACAGCGATTAAAGCACTACTTTTTTGATCTGAACACGTTCGTCTGTTCTCGCACCACCCACTTTTATCTGAATAATTCCAAGACATTATTCTATTATTATAATTATCTAATCTCATCTTGGATTCTTCTTCAGTAGCGTCTTCAGCCATGTAATTTTCTTTACAACCGTCTTTACAACTACTTATCCCATCAAGGCCTGGATAACCAAATGGTTGTGCACCACCCCCAGAACCACCTTTTAACCACGTATCACCTAAATCATTCCCGTTAACACCTAATCCATCAGCAGCCCGCAACATACCGTTTATACCCGGCCCTGAATAGTTCGCTACACCTAATTTAATACCATATTGACAAACATTGACTAAATCATTCATTTGTGTTATCTGTGCAAATCCCTTAGTAAATATAGGATTATTAGGTGAAAAATTATAATGTGAATCAGAAAATAATCTTGAATCTTTTAATTCCATTTTTTTAAGGTGAATTTTTTCGTCATTCGGATAGTCTGTATTTGGTTCAATATAAGCAATGTCATAATAGTATTTTGAAAAAACAATATATTGCTGACCTTCTCTTAAATTGCGATATCTATTATATAAATCAATAGCCTTTTTAGTAAATAAAATACCCGAATATTGTTCACTTGATAATTCTTTATTTAGATAAATCAATGCTTCATCATTATAATAAACACCCGTATTTGTCACAGATTTATATTTAGAATCGTCAATCAAATTGGTTTTAGTTAAAACAGCGTCATATATTGTTTGGTCTCTTTCTTCCGCCTGCTGTTTAGTATAATGATAGTGTGTGTAATTAGATAAATATTCAGTGAAATAATCACTCATATCATTTTCAACACCATCATCTTCTCTGTCAGCAAATCCTTCTAATTCACTTGTAATGGTATTACTTGTTTCTTCATCTTGAAATGAATCTGTAAAAATTTGTAATTGTTCTGCCAACATTTCAACCATTATGTTATCATCCTCTTCTTTTAGATTCCTAACAATGTCAACTAAAAGTTGACAATCTGCTTTATCACTGTCCGGTACTTCATCCATATTGAAAGGCCACGCTGAACCCTCATTATGATTTTCATCATTAAAAAAAGTATGGGGTAAATCAACGCCGTAAGGGGGTTCTTTTTCCTGAAGTCTCATTGATTTAATCATTTGACCTTCGGTTAGTTCTGACATTGTTTCAATTATTTCTCGATTTTTAAATATATTTTCATATCCACCATATCCCGTTTCATCCATAATTAATCCTATCATTTGTACTGCTGCTAAAATCTGACCTACACCGGGTACAAGATTTAATAATTTCCCTGCCATTTTTTTAGCAGATTTCTCAGCTACTTCTTCTCCCATTTTTGCTAATGCCTTTTCTCCAGCAGCCTCTGCGCCCGCCGCAAGTGCTTCTCCAGCAGCAGTTTCACCTAAATCTTCAGCAGCTGTTTCACCCGCCCTTAATAGACCTCTTTCTAATGCGCGACGAGTGCCTGCACTTGCATTCTCTACGGCCGCTTTTCTCATATTATTTAATGCTTTTAATCCATCTTTAAATTTACTAAGTAAATCTTTTAAAATTTTAGCTAATTTTGCAGCTCTATTTTCTGCCCTCCTTAAATCTCTTATTCCTTCTAGTAGTTTTTTAGTAGTGGAACCCGCCTTCTTTATTCCTTTTATAATCTGATTTCGCTTTTGTATTATTTTTACTAAACCTTTAGTGGCACACATCTCAAGCACTTCCATATAAACCGCATCCATTAATATATCCATTAACTCACCGGGGTTTTTCATTAAAGATTCTAATAATCTATCTGATTGGTGGTTTCCTTTTTCTTCTTTGGGAACACAACATTCACTACCCGGTCCGCGTATATATTTACGAGTTTCTTCATCGTAGTTTGATATAGTTATTTTTTCTTTCGCGGGGTGATAACATATTGATATATTATCGTTTGCCCCTAGACCTCTACCACTTATATTTCCTAGAATATCCCTTTCTGTATTTTTAAATTCGTTTCCGGGGCGATGGTCCCATGGACGACTACAGTTATAATCAATGCCCCCCCCATTTAATGGATCGCAATAAGATGAATTATAAGTATCAATAATTTCTTCTAAATTATTTATATGTGACTGTAATATACATATACCTTTTAAATCAGATGATACACCCGTTCTCCCACCCTCGGCTCCAGGAGTAAAACTAGGATGTTTATAACATACCATACCCGGGTAAAGGCAACTATCATCGTCTGTACATCTTTCTAGCGGTCTATCTTCCACCTTACATTTATTTATATCATTACATATATAACCATATTCTTCGGAATAAGTTTTTTCTTCGATTATTCCATCAGCATTTTTCCAACTACTTTTTTTATTCTCAGGTTTATTTTTGGGTCTCAAATAAACACCTGTTGATTCATTGCACCCACATGCATACATTCGCTCCATCCCCTTGATATCATCACGTGTAAAAAGAGATTCCTCGTCATCTTCATTATCATGAGTATATTTACTGTTGAAATCATCAATTTTTTTTATAAATGCTAGACACAATTTATTTTCATTTCCCGCTACAGTATCATCAAAATTATATATTATAATAGATAATACTATAATAGATATCAAATAACTTACTATATATAATCTTCTAAATCTTATTATATTCCATATTAACATTATTATTAAATAAAAGAGTAACACATATAATAATTGTTTTGAATAATCAAAAATATCTGATTCACCCATTTGATAACTATTAATATTAATAATATTATATTATTTTACTAAATATACTTAAAAATGATTCATTTGAAAATATACCAGAAAGTGATTCATTTTCGGTAATATAGTCTACCATTTTTTCAGTAATCGGTTCAAATAGTTCATTTATTTTATCACTCAATCCCGGTGTAAATAATAAAATACCAAATAAAATAATAGAACAAAATAATCCCTTTATTAAAGATATCTCGAGGGAGAAAGATATAATCAGACCTATAAAAAGTGATAATATTAATTTAATAATCACATTTACTACCATTTTTAAATAATCTCCCGCATGTTCCATACCAGGAAGCAATGGTAGACTAAGATAAGGTTCGTGACACAAATAGTTATTACAGTAATTATTACATATATCACCTATATCAATTTCTTTTTTTTGACCTTCGACACCCCCTGAATATTTATTAAATTCTGTAATACTATTATATTCTTCATTTAATGGCCCAGATACATCACCTGACCCCCCAGCGATTTTTTTAATTAAAAATGTATCATCATCGTTCTCTAAAATACCATTATGAATATCTATTAAACTCTTATCATTTAAACAAAAATATATATCATCCAGATTCGGATCTTCAGAGTTTCCATCTTGCGTCCAATAGCAATAAAGATGATCATTACACGAATCACTATTGTCAATATCCAAACATTCCTGGCTAAAACCTAAAAAATCACTCGCCCCTTCTTCTACAGTAGTTAAAGAAACGCTATGCATTGTTGGCAAACATTTACCACCTCCATCATGTGAGGTCTTTTTCCATGCAACACACGTTCCTATTTCACTATTATTAGTCCCTGCAGTAATTTCACCTGTTAATAAATTACATTTTTTAACATTTCCATCAGCATCTGGTCCTAGATCAGTTGGACCACTTGTTGTTTTTTTACATTTTCTTATGTATTTATATGGTTCATCCTGAGTTAATATTTCATCTTCGCTATGTAGACTATTTGGGTCTTCATTAGTAAAATGTTCAAATAATTTATGTAAACAATGGCCAGGGAAATCATCGGGGATTAATGCGTTAGATGTAGCAGCAGCTGCTCCACCAACGACGGCTGGCAATACATGTGAACCGGGAATAGAACCGATTACTCGACCTACGCCAGTCGTTGCCTCTACTGCTCCTGTACCTGCTGCCCCAACGCCTGCGGCTTCTACCGCAGCTAATGCTCTCATCGCCGAATAAGCGTGCCACGGATCTCTAAATTGTCTATCTAATTGATTTTCAGGAGAGCCCGGATCGGGGCAATCGGAACCATTTTCACAATCTGTCTTATATTTATCTAATGGAAGAACACCGAAATCATCAAGATTTTCACCATGTTTTTTATATTGTGGATAATCACAATAAATATGATCTCCATCTTTAATATTACAAGAACCATATAACATAGAATTTATATGTGTATCTTCGGTCTGCTCACCTGTTCGGGTACCCCTTATATCAGTACAACCTTGTGGACATGTATTTAATGTAATCTCGCCATTTGGTGGCCCTCCACCATCAAAAGTTTGACAAGGTGCTCCATTACTTTCTCTACAATAAAGTAAATTTACAATCTGATCATATTTATGCTTTGAAATATTTACATTATTAAATCCCTGACAAGTTTCTTGGCATTTTAATTTAGCTTCTTCATATGTATCACTTGTTTCGTGATATAAATAAGCCCCACCAATTGCCCCCAATCCCGCCATTAATTTAGGATGTTTCATAGCAAATTTACCAGCACCTTTACCTAATTTTTTAGATTTTTGTAAAATTTTTTTACTATCAGATAAGGATTTTTTTAATCTCCCTGCATTTTTTTTCATAGCTTTTAAAACGTCCCCCATATGATTTTTCAATAATCCACTTATCTTGGCTATACCAGAGCGAGTCACACCCCCAACTCTACTCGCAACCTTGGATAATCTCATTGCGAATTTACCGAGACTTCTAAATGCACTTAATTTTCCCATATTAATTAAAACACTAATTTAATATAGATAAAAATTTTAATTTAAAAATTTATTTAGTGGTTTAAAAATAATGTGGAATTGTTGTTTTCCTAAAAAGAAACGAAATATTTTAATGAATACTTGTCCACACTGCAATCAATACTTTAAAAAGAAAAAAGATTTATATAAACATAAAGAAATTTGTATATATAATCCATATGAATTAATTCAATATAGGGAACTAAAATAATGTATTATTCATGCATCCGTAATATTCATATTTAATTCTGCATTGATAACACCCAAAAATAATATCAAGTAAGCACTACAAAAACAAGTTAAACATAATCCAACTTTACATAAGTCTTTACATAAACGTTTATTATCATCTTTCGTATCATTAGTTAATAAACCATAATCAACATTTGTATTCACTTGAGGATACATCTTTATAATGATCCGTCTTTATCTTCTAAATGATTTTGATATTTTATGCCTAATAAAAATGATATTCCACTAATACCTGATAAAAAAATTATACTTCCTAAACATTTTATTACTCCCATACTACAACATCTCTTTTTTGTATTCAAATTAACTTCAACACTTTCATTGATATTATAAATACTACTCCTTAAATCTGTCATTTTAAAATAATATATAAATAATCTTTTAAATATTTACTGAATCCTATCTTCTGGATTAAGATATTCATATCCCAAGAAATCAAAGATTTCACGTTCCTCTAAGAATACTTTATCTACCTTCTGTTTAGTATCAGTGTGTTTAATACTATATTCATTCATTGTATAACCTTGCTTTAAAGCATCTTCACGCATCCTTACATTAAAATCACCTGAACCAGTAAAATACAAGATAGCAAAGGGATATTCTTCGGGTTTCGTATACATAATATCAATTCTACGATGACATGGTGATATATCAATCTTACCCATCCCCATATACTTCTTAGAACCTCTAGCTAGTTGACAAGTTAAATAACCTGTTTTGACTAAATTATCAATAAATTTATCATAAATACGCTTATTAGAAGCTTTGAGTAGTAAATCAATATCTCCACTATCAGGACGCTTCCTACGATATGAACCAGCAATAGTTAATTCTGCTTTAGGATCTATCTTATGTAATACATCTTTAAGATACACTTCATGCTTTTGAATTTCTTCATATGGAATTCTAACTTGCATATCATCATAATATTGAAGACCCTTAATCTGTGTATCATTTAGATAATCTTGGATATTTTTACAGTTTCTGAGATCATCGACAGTTTTAAATCCTTCACCGACTAACTTTTTAGCGTGTTGTTTCCCGACCCCATGAATCTTTAAAAATTCTTCAAGCGGTGATTTCTTATCTTTGAGTTTCTCGTATTCTTGAAGAGTTCCAGTATCAACTATTTCTTTGATACGGTCAATTGTACCTTGACCGATACCCTTTAACTCTTTAATATGCGAAGGTTCTAAATCACTATCTGAATTAAGAGTCTTCAAGATCTTATTAAGACTCATATAAGTTTTGGCTCTGAAAGTATCATAATTGTTTTTGTAATATTTTTCAAGATAAATAAATATCTCTAAGACTCGGTCTAGATTCTCTCTGTCATTTGTAGAAGTATGTGATTTAATTATGACATCATCGCGAATACGAAGATATCTACCAAATCGAGGAACACCTTTATCAGTAAATCCCGAACATTCAAAAGTAATAATTGTTCCTACAGGGTGAGATTTTAGATAATTCTTACGAATCTTATCATCCATACCCGAAAGAGTAAATATATGATTATCATCTTCATCAACACTCATATATGTATCATGATTCTTAAGAGGTCTACAAATAAAACTACCTAACATACCCTTGTATTTACTATCGGGATCACCCATTTTATAATCAATGATCTCTGCTTCTCTATCAAAAGCAGGTTTGTATTTCAGCATATAATTAGACCTACCATTTTCATATTTGGAAAGTGGATGTTTTATCATAATACCCTCCCCACCATTATCAATAATACCTTTGTAAAAACTCTTCATCATGCTTTCGCTTGTAATACGTTTCTGTGTAGCAAAGACTAGTGGTGGTGGAATTTCTACACCTTCAGGGATATAAAATTCTTCATTCTTGAGACGTAAAGACCAGGATTTACATGTGAATTCTACGATACGTTTAAGAGTCTTTAATCTATCTACAAAACCACCTTCACCATTAGTGATATCATAAACTTGATATTGAATATTCAACCATTCCTCTGGAATAGGAACTTTCTTACGAACAATACCCATAAGTTGAAAATTATCTCTACCCGCCCATAGTTCACCATCAAGGATTTTATCACCGAGTAAATCTGGTGGGGGCATAGATTCTAAAAACCAATCTGGAGCATTAAAAGACTTATTATTTCTGGAATAGAATTTACCGACTAATACACCATCAACTTCTTCATATCTGAAGAGAGCTCTGTATCCATCAAACTTCTCAGACATAATCCATCCATTAGGGGGTTTGGAATATTTAGATGTATCTTTCTTGATTGTGAAACCAAGTTCATATTCTTTTGCGAGCATTACTGAAAGTTTCGCCATATTAAGAGTATCTTATATTTATTCTTATAAGATAAATTTTAAATCAAATTTAAATAAGTTTAAAAAAGAAAGATGAAATATTTCTTATTTTAAGATGGATATTAATATCACTAAATTATCAGATAAAGAAATTGCTGATATCTGTATTAAATATAATATTATTCAATCTAACGAATTAAGAAATCATACTCGCAATCAAGTGATTGGGGAAATAAATAAATGGGTTCAGTATAAAAAGAATAATTATAAGCAGAGAAGACATTCTTCCCCTAATATCAGTATGGATAATTCAAATATTAAGAATATAAATACTACAAACAATGATAATAATGGTATAAAAAGAAGCACATCACAACAATTTAATATACAAAAAACAAATAATCCTGCTACATCCCCCCCACAACCATCAATAAATAGAGATAGAAGAATGTCCGAACCTTTTACCAGTGGAGAAAAGACCGCAGCAAGAGAAGATCATCAAAATAAAGTGGCATATAATTCGGGTCAAAATGAAGTTAAAAAGGCACAAATAGATCCTAATATGGATAAATATGATCAGATAGGAATGTATCCAAAAGTAAGAAGATTAATTGCTATCGGTGATTTACATGGAGATTTAGCAGTAACATTAACTTCATTGCGATTAGCAAAAGTTATTCCTCTGAATATATATCCTTATAATGTAAAAGATATTTCTTGGTGTGGTGGTGATACATGGGTTATTCAATTAGGAGATCAAATAGATAGATGTAGGCCTGATAATTGGTCTAAGAATTGCATTGAAGATTTAAATGATGTTACAGAAGATGAAGGAAATAATATGATGATTATTCAAATATTTCAAAAATTAGATGTAATGGCTAAAGCACACGGAGGCAGAGTTTTAGGAATGTTAGGGAATCATGAATTAATGAATGTTGATAGGGATTTTAGATATGTATCTCCACAAGAATTTTTAGAATTTGTTCCACCTAATGAAAGAAATCGTAAATATACAGATGATGGATATCCTTATGGATATTATCATAGATTAAAAGTATTTGAAAGAGGTGGTAATATTGCGAAACATTATGCGATACAAAAAAAGAGTATTACAATCATAGGTAAAAATTTATTTGTTCATGGTGGTTTAAGCCATGCTTTAATGAGTAAGTATTCAATCCACGAATTAAATCAAATCGTTCAAAAATGGTTATTAAAACAGGGGGATGAGAGACAAGATAAAATATTTGATGAAATATTTAGAGATGATGATGATATGTCTCCATTTTGGTGTCGTTTGTATAGTGAAGATGATGGTTATGGTGAAAATACTGAACGAGGTTATAATGAACTCTTAAGAATTATTAATTCAAGGAACCGTTTAATGGAACCTTTAGAGAGAATAATTGTTGCCCATACTCCTCAATTTATGGAAAATAAATATATGAATTCTTTATATGGCGATAGATTATGGAGAATAGATGTTGGGATGAGTAGAGCTTTTGGTGCCCATGATAATTGTGGTGAAAATAAATACAGACAAATTCAGGTTCTAGAAATTTTAGATGATAAAGTATGTAATAAATTAATTGCTCCTTATGTGGGAAGATGGAAAGAAGTAGAAGGAATCGGTGAAAATGCTAAGATGGATGCTGGATTTTTAGGATAATATTAAATACGATCACAAATCATTTTACATATATTAATTTCATCATATTCTTTCTTATTATAAATATATAAGAATTTCAGTCGTTGTTCAGATTTTAGATTTTTAATTTTATTTTCAATAATATCGCAAATTGGTTTACCATGAAATGTTAGCCAACCAGAAACAGAATATTCTTTGTGTAAAATATTTTCTTTTCTTAAGTCTGAAATAATTTTATTCATATGTGATTCATAACATCTATCTTTGAATCTTTTTATGAGTTCATTATCTATTTCTTTTTCAGACTTAATGATTGAACCATAATAATCCATCATTTTATATTCGTTATTATTTTTAAGATAAAATAAATTCTTAAATCAAATTTTTATATCTTTCATATGCTTCTTGTATACTAATTCTGTCTTTATGATTAAATTCGGTCATATCTCTAATAAGTTCCATGTAGGGTTTTAAATCATTTAGTTTAAATAACTTGATGCATTCATTAACATCAATATTATAATCGTCACATCTATCGATAAATATTATAAGAATAGTTACACCTAAGGAATAAACATCCAGTTTACTTATTAATTCGTTAATATCAGATTTTTTATTCATTAATTTATCTTCTAATAATTCAAAACGTAGATTATCGGTGTCTCTATTAAATAATTTAATATGTATAGGTTCATAATCTTCATAGTAATTTAACCTATATTGATATAATGCGATATTTTTTTGTTCATCTGATATTTCTTTTTTATCTTTTAATATATAATATATATATTCATAAGGATATATTTCATATATTCTATAACCATCATATTCTTCATTCATTCGATCTATTAAAAATTTATTCTTTTTTAAATTTGTCATTTCTAAACTTATGTCGTAATCAATTATATATGACTTATTATTTTTAATCAATATGTTTCTCGAATTAATATCATGATGACAAATATTATGTTGGTTTAGTTTCATTAAACCATAAAATACATTATACATTAGTTTAAATATTTTTATAAAAACTTGTATGAATATCTTTTCCGAATTAAATATATTAGATTTAATAATTTTTTTACTATAATTTTCTATTGTATCTCCGCCATACACCCCTTGATATAGTGTAAATTTATAATGTGGTGGCAAAGAATCCGGATTTATATTTTGAGAAAGCAAGCATTCTCTTATATCAGAATCCTCTAATAATTTTTCATAGATGGGTGATTTACAAATTTCATCCCATAAAATAGTCCACTCCCCATAGTTTTTTATTTTTTTTATAGATAACCCTACTTTAAATTCTTTATTTTTTTTAACAAATAATTTTGTTACACGTTTTTTTGTTCGTTTTTTTTTACTATTATTACAAGGTATCTGAGGTCTAAAAACACAACCACTACTTCCTTTAAAAATAAGATTAGATTTACTCATATATATTTTTATAGATAATTAAAATATATCTTAAATATAATATGTCATTTACTGGAACGGATAGAACAACGTGTCCGAATTATAACCGCGATGGACGTAATATTTTAGAGACGAGTTATCAAGCTTTTATGGATCCGACTACTATGGTAGATGATCAATATGGTAAGGAAAATTTTAATAAGACTTGTTTTAATATTTGTGCTACAAAAAATGAAGATGGTTCTGATAAAGGACCAACATATATAATGAATGGTAGATGTAATATTTGTGAACCAGATGATGATACAGATGATCCCAATAATCCTAGAACAGGGACACGTAGTAATCTAATTAACGCTGGATTATATCAAATGTGTAATGTGGATGGAGATGAAGATAGTGGTTCACAATTAAATAATAGTGTGCCAACATGGTTTCAAACACAACAAAGTGCAAATATGTTAGGATTAAGTGTGGATGGAATCGATTGGCAATCTGCTAATCCTCCCACTGATGCTGCTGGCGATAGAATTCGTAATTATTGGATGGAGGCTGGTAGAGGAATGACAAATCAGGAAATTCTAAGATATATCGGAAATAGAACACCAGCGCTAAGCGCTATGGAATATACATTACCCGAAGAATATGTAAGACCAGAAATGTTGGGTAGTACCGATACATTAAGTGTCGATGTTTATGATTTCCCTAAATTAAGAAGAGATATTAATGAAGGAAGAGGTTCAGTAGTCAATTGCATAGATGGTGAAAATAAACCAGATTGGGTGATTTGCCCCAATGATAAATTCGGCCCAGATGATATTATACCCGAAGAAGTTGAAGATTTCACAAGGCAGATGTTGGATGATATGGTCAGGAATGAGAGACAAGATAGTGCTGCTATGTCAAGTTTAACTAGTTTTAGCAATATGTTATCAGGTTTACAATATGATTCCGCATTTGAATCTTGTGTGAATGATAAATTAAATACAGGTGACAATGATTTAGATATCCAAACTAGAATAGCCGAATATACTTCTGTTAGGGAATTTACTTCACTTGATATAAATTATCTGAAAAGAAAGTTAAGAAAGATTATTACTATGAAATCGAGAGATGTACAAGAATGTATGAATTTATTAAATTTAGGTAAATCTATTTGTCAAACGGGTGTCGCCGATAAAACACTTATGATAGGTTCATTGATATTTTCTATCGTCGGCAATGATAAAATAGATATTATGCAAGCCGATAATGATGAAAGATATAAAATAAATAAATTAATTGATGAATTAGGACCATTGATCCCTCAAGCAGTTAAAAATATTATTGCTATTTCTAAAGAATATGAAGCACGGGTCTGTAATGTTCCATCAAACACAACGCTCCTTTTAGAAAGATTATATACAGATTTATATGATAAACCTACCCATGTCTCATTAGATTTTAGTCCTTATTTAGATTTTAGTTCATTAATTAATATAGATGATAATGTGAAATTTATCAAAACTATTGTTGTATTGGTAGTATTTGCTTTCTTATTTATGCATGCTACTAATTTAGTAATTGCTTTCTTAAGTAGAGGTAGTAAATCAGATTAGATATAAATTTGATATCCTTATTTAAACATATCATAAATAAAATATATTGATATGGAAACACTCTTTTGGGAAACTCATAATAATGCTTTATTTAATGTATTTATTCGCGATTTATCGATGGGTTTAAATACAAATCTTAAACATATGATCATTGATAATGATAAAGATATTGAAAATGATAAAACTACGAAATGTAAAAAACAGATGAAAAAAAAATATTTAATTATTCAAGAACAAAATAAAAAACGATTTGAAAAACTTATCAAGGATGATATTATGAAAATAGATTATGCTTTTAAGGATATCAATGAAAATAACTTTATAGAAAAGTTTAATTATCTCAAAACTGATGAAGCAAAACAAGTTTTTAAAATGAAACTATTAGATTATTTCGTCCGTTTACAAAAAGAGGGAAAAATAGACTATATGTCTCAAATATTAATACTATATTATAGTCTTAAATATGGTAAAAATGAATATATTAAAAATGATGAAAAATATATAAAATTATCGAATCGTTTAGATAAAAAGTTAAAAGATTATGATGTGAAAAGTTATCTTATGAAAGAATGTAGTGATTTATTACCACCTTTAAATTTCTGGGATAAAGGGGAATATAAACTAGATGACTGGCAGAAGCATGTTATTAATTTTATAAAAAAGAAAACATCAGTTTTAGTTAGGGCACCGACTTCAGCAGGTAAAACATTTGTAGCAATGGCAACAGGTATATTACATCATAAAATATTATATGTTTGTCCAGCAAAACCAGTCGCTTTTCAAGTAGGTGCGAATTTTAGCAAAATGGGATACAGAGTTCATTATCTTGTTGAGAATATGGCACACTTATCATATGATAGTAAAACAAATATCTTTATAGGAACACCTGATATTATAGAACAATATTTACCTCGTATTTATACCGACTTTGATTATGCTGTCTTTGATGAAATTCATAATGTAAATGATATGATACAATATGAAAATATTATTAAACTATTAAAATGTTCATTTTTAGCACTATCAGCAACCATTGAAAATATTACATTTCTTAGAGATATCTTTATGAAAATACATTCAGAGAAAAGAATAGAATATGTAGAATACAATAAACGATTTATTAATATTCAGAGATGGGTTTATGATGAACGATTATCACCACTTCATCCTTTAGCTTGTTTTAGTTCAGATTTCCGTAGTATAATAAATATACATTTTACTCCCAAAGATTTAATAGATACATATGAAAATATTTATGATATTTTTGAAAACGAAGATTTAGAAGAAGAAATTGAATATTTATCACCTGATAATTATTTTAAAGAGGATAAATTATTAACTCTCAACGATACTAAAGATTATGAAAGTTTTCTTAAGTGTGAATTAATTAAACTGGATGAAAAGTATCCAAAACATATGAGAAGTCTTGTAGAGAAATATCAGAAGAAAGAATATATTTCTGAAGAAAATAATATTATACGACTTTTTAAAGATTGTAAATGTAAAGATCTTTTACCGATGTTGTATTTTCATACTAAGGAGGAAGTAGCTAAAGAAATATTCTTAAACTTATACAGCGATTTAAAACGAGAAGAACAAGAAGCATATCCTTATCATTATGATATTCTAAAAAAGAAGAGTGAACTTTATCAAAAGTTCTTAGAAAAGAGACAAGTATATTCAGATAGTATTAAGATTAAAACAAATGACGCCCGAAGTGAAAAGTGTGAAAAAATGAATCAATATGATAAAGAACAAAAGTATAAATATATATCTGATATGACTGATTATTATACACGTTGTATCAGTAAATGTGAAGGATTACAGATGAAAAATTTAATCAGAGAAAGAGATGAATTCTTAGAGAATCCAGATTTCAGAGAGGTTGATATATTTAAAAAACATCAAGATTATGTATTTAGTCGTGGAGAACCTATGAGCGGCGATGAAATAAGAAGTATTCGTAGAGAAATAAAAAAATCTATTGGTTTTAGTATTGATTATGAAAATCCTTATTTTCAGTTATTAAAGAGAGGAATTGGATTATATATTTCATCTATGCCCGATGTTTATAATTGGATTTTACAACGATTAATGAGCGAAAGAAAACTTGGTATAGTGATTAGTGATAGAACACTCTGTTTAGGAATTGATTTACCTATTCGTAGTGTTGCTTTATCGGGATATAAAAATCCTAATTATACAACATCTGATTATTTACAAATGAGTGGCAGAGCAGGTAGAAGAGGCCATGATACTCAAGGGAATATTATCTTTCATAACATACCAAATTATTTAAACTTAATGAAAAATAATTTACCTAAAATCACTGGTTCAAATACAAAATTAGGTGATAGTTATTCATTATTAAAGGATATGAATAAGAATATTGATATGAAACATTTATCATGGAGAATAGATAATAGCGAACAAATAGTTAAAGAAATATATGTAAATCCTAAGATTCAGAAATTAGGATGGAATTTAAGATATTATATAGATACAGGGGAGTTCTTAAATGAAATTTTTAAAATTGAGAAAAAAATATTCAGAATTGATGAAGATAGCAGAGATTTATGGTTTTATAGATATATCCTTAAGAACTTAACTCAGTTTGATATAGACAAATATATAGATATTTATAAAAAGAATAAGATTGAAAAAGATATTACAGAGACAGTGAATCATTTAATTGAAATTGGTAATATTCATAAACATATAGTAAATTCATTAGATAATACATATATGATAACAAAAAGAAGTAGTCTTAATATATTTGATACTATCAAGAAGACCATTTATAAATACAGGGGATTTGATTAAGGATGACATTTATGACAAATACAAGGGTCTTCGCGATTAACTTTTTCCTTATTTTCGGGAATTTTAGGCACACAATTTATGCACCAAGATAATCTATGGAGTCTACCTGCTCTTGTTTCTTCTTTGCAGTTATCACCATAACAAGTTCCAGCTACTTTACAATGAAAGAATTTATCACAACCAGCACAATTAATTTTTATCTCATCTAATGGAAACTTCATAAAACAACCATTGCATCTGATAGTTTCATCCATAGTAAATGTGGGTGGTGTAATAGATGGTTGGGGATGAATTTTTGTTTTCTTACTCTTTCGCTTTTCCTTGATTTTCTTATGTGTAAAGCACATCGTAAAGAACTTTTATTTATGATTGAAAAATATTTTATAAAATCAAATTTAATTCATATTTGTGTTTTTCTTATATTTTTTTATTTTTAGTATTATATAAAATGGAAACGTTAAATGAAGTGAATGAACTTTTAACAACGAAAATGTGTTCACCTGTTATTATCTATGGTGTAATCCTTGTTTTATCTCTAATTTGTGTTTATATGGTTAGACAAAGATTAGGTAGATACAATACGATGAAAATGGAAAATTTATATAATTTATATTCAGCACAAGAATTAAAATTCTTATTGGTGCTTGGTGTTACTATGTATGGTTTATGTCAATACAATAAAACTGAACTAGCTTGGATCTTCTTAATATTCCCTGTTATCTATATTGTTCTTCAGAATGTATTATTGTTTATTCACGTTTCTTCCGGTCTACAGAATGCACCTGCTGAATCACCGACCCTTCAACAATATGGTGCTGGAATGAATGCCCCCTTACTCTCTGGTATGGGACCTAGTCCTCCTCAAATCTCTACCGATGAAAAAACAATAGCAACTCCATCACCACCTCAGCAAGAATTTACCTTACCTAAAATGACAAATCAGTCTAGCAGTATGGGCGGGGGTTTCGGTTCTCTAATGGGTTCCAATGAACCTAGTGGTTATTCATTATAAATTAAAATCTATTTTTTAAAATAATTTTTCATAATAATGATATCTTTTAAAGATTTAAAAAATTATATCATTAATGACCCCCTTTCCGATTGGTTTACAAAAATAAATGAAAAATACAATGCTTATGAATCTTCAGAACCCACTAAGTTTGAAATACTATTAAAAGATAAAAAAAAATCATACAAAGAAAATTTTATAGAATTTTTAATGAATACTAATCATCATACTTGTATTCATTTAGATTATGATTCGGTAAAAGATAGAATAGATATGAAACAAAAATGTATATTTATTAAACCCACTTTATATCATAAGAAATACGATTTAACATTAAAACCAGATTTTATCGTTCATAGAGATATTTTTAATGAAATTTTCAATGAGGTATATATACCCGTTCTTCATGATAAATCATTACCACAGAATTTACCATTATATATTGTATCTGATATTGTTTATCAAACGGTTCACTTAAATTCGGATATGACTGATTTAATTAATGAGAATAATTTATATTATTATAAATGTAAGATATATTTATGTAATGAGATTTTAGGTTTTAATGATTATGGTATCTTATTCGCGAAAGAATATAAATATAAAGATAGTATTTTAAAAAAGAAAAATGTTGTTGGTAGATTCTTATTTAACGATGATATGAAAGATAAAATTCTTCGCGCTTTAGCTTGGTTAGATAATTTAAATCAATATTTTGATGAATGGTTAATTTATCCAAAACCAACGATTACAGAATTATATCCAAATATGAATATTAAAACGGGTCCTTGGGTAAAAGAAAAGAAGAGACTTGCCGAAGAAATTCAGGAAATAACACTTGTGTGGAATATTTCCTATCATAAAAGGTGTTTATTACATGATAAAGGTATTTATACATGGTCAGATCCATTATTACTTAATAATATTTATCCTTATGAAATTCATACAGGAGAAAGACATAGAATCCAAGAAAAAATGATTCATATGAATAAGCAATCAGAACTAAAAATTTCACCGAGGCGTATTAAGAATAGAGATTTTATTAATCATATAAAGGATAAAGATAATTCAATTGTATTGGATTTTGAAAGTGTAATTAATTTGGATGAAAGAACCAGTTATTTTAATGATGAGATACGTGATGAAATTCCTAAAATTTGTATTATCGGATGTATAGATTTAAAAAATAATATTTTTAAAGATTTCACTATTCGTTATCTAACTCTTGACGAAGAAGAAAAAATAATTCGATACTGGTTACAATATTTAAAACGAGTTGTAGGAAATGATATCAAAATATATCATTGGTCATCGGCAGAACGCGTTTATATTGATTACATGAAATCACAATATCCTCATTTAGATTATCCTAATTTTACATATGTTGATTTGTTATCTTATTTTAAAATGGAACCGATTACGATTCAAGGATGTTTTGGATATGGATTAAAAGAAATCGTTAAAATGTTGTATAATCATGAATTAATAAAAAATAAGTGGATAGATGATACAGATGGATTGGAAGCCATGATAGAAATTATAAATAAGTCTCGGGATGCCATTGATAAAAGAATACCTATTAAAAGATATGCTGAAATAAAAAAGATAATTTATTATAATTATATGGATTGTAAAGTCATAGTAGATATCTTAGAGATGTTGGAAAATATGATTTAATTACTCAAAAAAAATGTTATATATATATAAATGGCAAAAAGATATACTAAACGCAATGGCAAATCGTCTAAGCGTAAAATTAAATCATCTAAGAGTAAACCGTCTAAGTATAAATCATATAAACGTAAAGTTAAACATCTAAATGTAGAAATAAAGAATCGGGGGGAACGAAATTCTCTTAAAAAAAGGATTAAAACTAATAAATTTAGAATGGTAGGTGGGGTACTTCCGGGTTTAGTTGAACAGGCTATTCCTTATACTTTGGGTATTCCTTGTGGCGAGTGCAACTCTTGTAGATATATTGACGATAAATTTTGTACGAACCGCCATAAAACCTACCATATGGTCAGAGAAATTGATATAACTGAAGATACTTCAGAAATTTTTGCCACATATGTAAAAACACCTATAAATGATGATGAAAGGGAACGTATTCATAAAAATTATGTGAAAAACAAAAAGTTTGATTATATTATCTATAGTTCCGATATAAAAACACTATGTTTGTTAAATTTTGATTGCAAAGAAAATGGTCCAAATTGTTCGGGACATAGTTCTTTCCCCGACCTTGATTATATAAGACAACAGTCCATTAGGGAAAGATGGTATGAAGCACTACCAATAGATGATAAACGAGAATACGGTTTAAAAGGTCCACCTACTACTAAAGATCATATAGTTTATTATGCGGGTGAGATTTCATTTGATGAAAACGGTAATATAGCTGAATGGAATAATAATTCAGGTCATTTTACTCCACATAGTGACCAAGCAGAAGAAGTGGCAACCGAAACAGGTTTAAATTATGGATTTTTTAAAAGTCATCAAAATGTAGATGGAATCAAGAGAATTCATCTACATATAGAAACAAGCCCTGAATCACCGTCGCACGTAGAAGATGAAGAA